CTCAACGTCATTTACAAAGGTGTTAATACCATGTAAAACTGTAGTTCTATCCTTGTTAAAATAAGGAGCTATCTGAGCAGCTTTTTGTTTATAGTGAACATGAAGGATATAGAAACACATATTACGAGCAAGTACCTGAGGTCTATATCTACCTTTTTTAGTAATCACTTTTTCAGGTAAATTAGTGACAATAGATATTTGCTTTACTATGTTATTGACTATATCCTGGTCCACATTGTGTATCTTTCTTTTAAATAGGTTTTGTCTTGGAGTCCTATATTTCGCTGTAATCATTGATTTGTGTTTTTAATAGTTCGAGTTTTTTGTTATAGAATGTTTTGATTAACTCGGTCATCTCATAATCATTGTTCTTAAGTCTTGTTTCAATTACATAACGACTATAGCCAGTTATCTCCATAATCTTCTTCATGTCGCCATACTTAAATAGGCTTTTGTAGTCTGTGATCTCTTGCATTTGTTTATTTAGTTTTAAAGTGATTGATATGTCTGTCTATTCCTTGAACTGCTGCATCTAAAGAAGCGTAATAACTTGCTCTCCAGTAATACCATTTGCCATGTAGGATTTGGTTATCCCAAGTTATATACATCCCTTTATAGGTGTATTGTTTTGACATTCTACCGTTACTGTTTACATAGGTAAACTCTTCTTTGATACCTTTTTTCTTTTGCTCTAGGGTTAGTTTCAACATTGGTTTTGGGTTTTTTATTCCTCTTGTGAGGGTTTTTGATAAGTTTTTGTTTCTAATACTTCTGTAGTCTTTAAGGGTAGACCTTGACTAAGCCTCATAAAAATATCATAAGCGACATCTTTTTTTGTGCTTATGCTTCCAGCGACATAAATGCCATCTTGCTTAGTAAAGTACATAGTGTCATTTAGTAATTGATCTGTTTCTTGTACGAACTCAAATTTCATGTTTGTTTGTTTTATTGTTTAATTATTGGTTTCTTCTTCTTCTTCCTCATCTTCCCAATCGCAATGTTCTAAGCAGTCAGGACAAATATCTATTTCAGGATAATTCGTATGTGCTCCACAGCAAGTTGAGAATGGCATTACTTATTAAGTTTTTGGAGTCTAGTAAAATAGGTTTTTGGATCTCCAATCTTAACCTGGCTCATATTCCTTTCATATTCCAAAGGATGTATGCAGTTTTTTGTTTGGTAACTGTAATAGGCTTGTTCGCCTTTCTCAATCAATGTGCCAGTGATAGCACACTTCATAGGATCAGATAGTGTAATTAATTGGTGCATGGGTTAGTTGTGTTTGTTTTTAATTAAAGTAAATTTTTCAAATATTGTCTCGTAAGTCCAATCATCTATGGACTCAAAATATGTAGATTTAATTGGGATATTAAAAAAATATATAACCAATATGTAATCGGCAACTCTTAAATTGCCTTTATTTGAATAGTACTTTCCTTCGTAAACTTTAATTGAAAACATTAATAGGTTTTTTGTGTTGTTTGTAATTGTTTTGTAAAATTAGTAGTTTTTTGGATATCTTTTGAAGTTTTTTGCTAATATTTTGTTAAAACTATTAAAAGGTTTTTTGCAAGTTATAAGGAATGCAGTCTAAATAATACTCAAAAGTGTATCCAATTGCGTTTACTTCTTTTAGCATCTTTTCTATTGTGAAATAATTTAGATCCTCATTGATTTGATATTTATTTAAAATATCTAACAAGTTTTTGGGTAAATTTTCGTAATCGTCAAATAAATCTTGGTTCATAGGTTTTTTGTTTGGTTATAAAAGATTTTTGCCACAGATTTTTGTGGGTTTTTTGGGGAGTTTTTGCATAGGGTTTTTGGCAGGTTTTTGGTGCAAGCAAAATTTAGTTACATAATCAATTAATGGTTAAACATGGATATTTTATGCCATATCTTGACCTATTGACTAAAATCAATTTAAACGCTATTTTTAGACGTTTCTAGCTTGTTTTATATGTTTGTAATGGTATTACATTAGTTTATATTTTAAGGTCTTTAAATAGCTTTATTTTGATAAATAATCATTCCAGGCTTTAGACTTAAAATAAAGATCGTTTTTTTGCTCCTGATTTAGTTGATCCTGGACCTTGTTAGCTATCTGGTCCAATTGTTCATTATACAGATCTTTATAAAATTCTAACATATAGCGATCCTGAGGATTATTTGCAACCTCCATTGCTTTAATTAATCCCTTTAATCCGTAAATATTCATTTTATTTTGTTTTGGTTTGCTCCTTTGCCTGGTATTGCTCCAGGTTAATTAGTCAACTAACAAAGGAAAAAAGGGACCCAAAATAAATTGAGTCCCTGGTCTATATTAACTAACTACAAAACCAGAAAGATCCTTTTTTGCGTCTCCTTTTGCTTTAAGACCTATCACTACATTAACAGGATCGAAATACCTTAAGTCTGTTAAGTCTCCATTAATTACTGGGTAACCGTTCCAGGTCTCAGGTAATTGATCCGCAAAAACTATTGCGACGTTTCCACCATTCTTTAAGGTTAAATAGGCGTCATTCTCGTTAGTTTCAGATCGTGAAAATGTAAGTTTGTAAGTTGATCCTAAGTATTTCCTAATATGATTGAAATTCTTAGTATAATCATAAAATAACAAATTATCATAAAAAGTTTCTAGAAAATCAATACCAGAATAACGTTTTAATAGGTCTAAATGATCAATATCACTAGTCCCATTTAGACGGATTGCAATTTGTTTATTTTGCTTTATTGCTTTATCGTGTATTTTTAACAATTCATTAGCCAGTTGAATATAAAAATTAGCTCTATCATATCCCCAGAATTTACTTTTATTTATCCTGGACTGTTGCACATTGCTAAATTTACCGCGACCAGCTGAATATAAACAAGAAGCTTTGCAACCTGGTGAAGCGAATGGGCAAAGGTTAAGACCTTGGACTTGATCAGCTGGAGCCATGTAAAGTATAAAGGTCTCTAGATCATTTTTAGCAGTCTTTATATTTGTAGCTCCTGCACTAAGTAAATTTTTTACTTTTTTGTAGCTTGTAGGTTGATAATTAGTAACTTTTGTTAGTGTTTGCATAATTAATAGATTTATTTGATTAATAGTTTAAGTTCGTTTTTTAATTGTTTTGATTTAATCCCTCTGTATGTACTTGCATTACTTAAAAAATATAAAATAATATTTTTGGCTGTATCGTGACCATATTGCTCATGCTCGTTATTTATTGTAAGCATAGCAGCTAAATAAGGACGTGCTGCAAAATTTGGAGCTTTCCAATCACTTAATATATCTTGAGCAATTTTGTATACTGGTCTTTTAATTGTGTTTTCCATGTTTTTAGTTTTAATGATTATTTGATTATTCAGCGCATAGATTCCAGGGCTCCATGTTTTTTATATCGATCCTGGTTAATTGTAAGCTATCAAGTATAAACTTTGCTAGCTTTTTTTTGGTACTTTCTTTGCTTAGATCATTAGATCCAATTTGCTGCACAATATAGGACGGATCACAGCCTAAAATGCGGTGACAGAATTTAACGTCTTGACCCAGGTAAAAACTTTTACCGTAAGCTTTAAGAGTCCAATTGTGACAAAATCCGTAAGTAGTTGATATTTGAATAGTCATGTTTATTTGTATTTTGTTAAGTCTTGTAATATTGTTTTAATTAAGGTAATTAGTAGCGTCCCAATTATTAAGTAGATTGCTAGATAAATAATGTTGATCATGTTTATTTTATTTTAGTTAGTAAATAGTCTGTGAATAATCTAGCCATATTACCTAATATCAAGGTAATTAAAGCCAATGAATAAAGCTGTAGGAAATTGTCTAAATGTTGCATGTTAAATAGATTTTGTTTTTAGTGTATTAAGTTGATTTTGTAATTGTGTTAAGATATTGCCATATTTCATAAAGCCATTTTCTTTTATTGCCTTACGTGTTAAGCTGTTAATTTTAGATTGCAATAAGTCTATTTCCATACTTAAGTTGATAGGCTCCAATATACATAAATCAGTATTTTGGTACATTAAATCCTGTTTGTTTTGCGTGTTTGTGTTTGTCATTTTTTTAGTGTTTATTTGTTATTTGATAGAGTAAAGATATATAAACAAATTGAAACAATTGCAAATAATTGTAAATTATTTATAAATATTTTGTTAAAATTATGTTAACGTTTATATTTAATTACTAAGTATTTTAGTATCAATTGTTAAATAGCTAATTTAATATTGAATATAATATACTATATTATAGTAGTAGTATAATTGTATATATAAGTACTTATACTATTATAGTAGTAGTATATATTAATACTATTAGGTTAGTGGGTTTTACTTTTGCCGTTTGAGTGCCTTAGCAATCATTAAATTATTCGTACTAACTTAGCGGACACACTAACCGAAATTTGACCACATGAATAGGAGAGAGCAACAGCCAATAATATATATTATGTTAAGTAGGGTAGACAACCCCTCCCCTACCCTACCCCCTACCCTGTTTTTTAGCGTAGAAGATCCAATGCCTGGCTTGTGCCCCCCAATATTCTGATATAAAACAATGATTTTAACATTTTTAAACATTTGAGATGAAAGATACTTACGGCAAAAGAGAATACACTTGTAAATGTGGTACAGTTACTGATGGATACGTTTGGTTTAGTCAAATCAAGACTACACAGTTCGAATGCACTAATTGTGGCAAGTGGTTAGGTTATGATAACCTGGAGAAGAAGGTTACTAGCATTATTTCAATACGCACACCAACAAAGAATAGATAATATGAACGCACAATTCAAAGAAATAGCTAAAGAGGCTTTTATTATCGCCTATAAGGAGAATTTTGGCAATATCACTATATCTTGTGAGGCATCTGGAGTCGGTAGGACGCAGTATAAGACTTGGTTGAAGGATGACCCTGAGTTTGCTAAGAGATTGGCTGAAATCGAGCCTGAGGAGATAATGCTTGACTTTGGCGAACAAAAGCTAATGGAGAGGATTGCTAGGGGTGATACCTTAGCGACCATGTTCTTGCTGAAGACTAGAGGCAAGAGAAGAGGATATATCGAAAAGACTGAGGTTGCTCATGAAGGAGATGTGGTTAAGCAGATTACAGTCAACGTAGTTAAACCGAATCAAATTGGAGATATTATGAAACAAGTAGACGGAGATG